AATGAAATTATTTCCGTAATAGAAACGATTGTTGAGAATAAAATAAAAAGCTAATGAAAACACTCTGCAACACCGCACCATTCCTGTTATGGTCAATAGCAACTTTGATTCTAACAGTAGTTGCATTTATGTTTTTGCCGGTATTACTTTTAATTGAAAAAATAAAGAAATGAATCCGAGAGATATTGAAAATCCAATAGCTGAACGTGACTTTAGAAGTCAGCTAAGAAAAGATAAGTTTAAAGCTCATTTAAGAAACAGGTGCTTAATGGCATTTGAGGAAATATTGTTTAACCATAATGCAGATGCGGTAACATTGCCAGAATCTCAAATAAAGGTTATTAGAAAACTTATTAAAGATTTACAACCATGAAAACCCTCCTTACAGTTTTATTCTTTGCCTTGTTTCAATTCACACAAGCGCAAAACCTGCAAGCAAATCAGATGCGTTTCAGAACATGGAATCAGGATGGTAGTATAACAGCATGGGACACCTCGAAATGTAATGTCCCGATTGAGATTAATGCAGAATATCAACTCCTGACGTGCCACAATGCTTTAGATCAAACGTTCTCAATTAAACTTTCTGATAATGGCAGGTACTACAATAGTCAGGATTATGAAGGTCTTCCGGTGGCAATTGCGATTCATCATAATCCTGATGGCACGTACAATGTTCTATTTCATTACGATAAAGTCTGGTTATGTTATAACGGTGCTATCGTTGTGAGTTATGATTATCAATACATTCATGCACGAAAAATAAAACAATGAAAACGACACGAACATACTTAAAAGGATGTGATTGGTGTGGTGCTAGTGGGATTGTCATTAATTACATCCCTCCAAACATAACATCATGTTTAACCAATACTTGTCCTGTCTGTAACGGAGCCAAAGTAATAACAGTTACAGAGATAATTGAAGATGAAACAGGAGGGATTAGAATAGTTCCATGTGATAACATTAAAATACAAAATGATGATACAGGCAAATGAATTAAGGATCGGGAACATTATTGACTACTTTGGCAATATGTGTATAGTTAAATCAATTAAGTATGATCCTGCTTATTATTTGATAGTTGCAACTGACACGAATGGATATACTCAGTATGGTAATAACATAGATGCTTTTGAGCCTATCCCTTTAACCGAAGATTGGCTTTTACGATTCGGTTTTGAAAAAGATAGTATAATAGGATTATATATATTGTTTAAAATAGGATATTTTAAGGTATGGTTTGATGTAAAAAACAATACTTATTTAATTGATAATGTAAGAGATATAAAATTATATATTAAATACGTTCACCAGCTTCAGAACCTTTATTTTGCTCTGATAGGTGAAGAGTTAAAAGTAAAATAAACTTGCAAAGAATAAAAACAAATCATAAATTTGCCTTATGGAATATTGCGCCGTAGAGAAGTGGTCATCTCACAAGCCTCATAAGCTTGTAATCGGAAGTTCGAATCTTCCCGGACGCAACAATTACACGCGAGAGAAATGCAACGTAAATTCGACTGATGTACACAGTCAGCAAAAACTAAGGTTTTGGGATTGTACCAGCGGAAACAATCCCTTTTAACGAAATAATTAGTTATAAATATAAAGAGGTAACAGGTTAAAGTAAAGCGATGAAAAATGCAAGTGCCTATTTGATTGATTCCTGTTATGAAAGCCTCGCCAAAAACAAGAGAGATGAAATTAACGTAAAATTGAATAGGCTATTTTTAATTTAAAATTAATGGATAAATTAGCTTACATAGAAATCGGAGCAATACTCTTAATACTTTTGATAGTGATACTCTGGAAATTATGGGAGAAATGAGCGCGCCAAAAGGAAATAAAAATGCAGAAGGAAATGAAGGGGGAAGACCTCCGTTTTATTCAGGTCCTTCTGAATTACAATCAAAGATTGATGAATACTTTTTTTCAGGTGCAGAAAAGAAAACCATTGTAGTAGGGTTAGGAACAATGGATATTCCTGTATTTACAATTTGCGGATTAGCTTACTATCTTGGTTTTGAGAGCCGCCAATCGTTATTTGCATACGAACAAAAAATAGAGTTTAGTTACATTATAAAGCGGGCGAGGTTAAGAATTGAGATGAATTATGAACAGAACTTGCAATTTAATAATGCAACCGGTTCAATCTTTGCCCTCAAAAATATGGATTGGCACGATAAGACAGAACACGAACATTCAGGAGAACTAAAGATCACTGGAATAAATTACATTGTTCCTGATGGAAATAACCCTCAAACCAACTTATAAACAACATTTGGCATGGGAAGCCTTAAAAGATTATTCTATTGTCTTTTTTGGTGGTGGTGCAGGTGGTGGTAAAAGCTGGTGGTTATGCGAAACAAGATTAATTAAGTGCTATCTTTATCCTGGTTATAAATCATTCATTGCACGTGAAGAATTAAAAAGGTTAATGGAATCTACTTTTTTAACCTGGTGTAAAGTCTGCCAGTTACATAATATACCAAAATCAGATTGGAAATTAAACGGACAATATAATTACATTGAGTTTGTCAATGGTTCACGCATTGACTTAATAGATGTTAAATATCTTCCTTCAGATCCTTTGTTCGAACGTTTTGGTTCAACTGAATACACAGACGGCGCAATTGAAGAAACTGGGGAAATTCATTTCTTAGCTTATGATGTTTTGAAAACGAGGATAGGTAGACACTTAAACAAAGAATACGGAATTAAACCTACAATGGCATTAACCGGCAACCCTAAAAAAAATTGGACTTATACAAACTTTTACCTGCCTGCCAAAAACGGAACCTTACCTGAAAATACTAAATTCATTCAATCGCTTTATTTTGACAACCCATTTACGGCTGAAGATTATGGCAAGCAGCTTGAAGGAATAAAAGACAAATCAACAAAAGAGCGGTTAATGTTTGGGAACTGGGAATACGAGGACGACCCGACTACAATGATTGATCCCGACACTATAAACGATATGTTCACCAATAGCCATATTTTAGAAGGTGAAAAATATATTGTTGCAGATATTGCACGCTATGGAAGCGATAGGGCAATTATAACAGTCTGGAACGGATTAGCTCTGATTGATTACATTATCTTTAAAACTTCATCAACTATTGATATTGAAAATAGCATTATGGCATTAAGGGCAAAGCATCAAATAACTAATTCTCATTCCTTGGCAGATGAGGACGGCGTTGGAGGGGGTGTAGTTGATCATACAAAATGCAGGGGTTTTGTTAATAATAGCAAGCCTGAAAATGCACGTTACCAAAACTTAAAAACAGAGTGCGGTTATAAACTTGCTGAGGTCGCTTCGGGTATTTGGATAAAATGTGACTTACCCGAATCAGAGATACAAATGATAAGGCAGGAACTTTCAATGTTAAAAACATATGAAGCTGATAAGGATAATAAATTGAGGATATTACCAAAAGAGAAAATCAAAGAACTGATCGGACGTTCCCCTGACTGGCTGGATATTTTTATAATGCGGATGTATTTCTTTATCAAAAAAGGAAAAGAGTTTTTTGTTGTGTAAAAATAAAAGCCTAATATTATGAATAACGCAGTAAATGGAACAACTTACAGAGCATTGATAAATGATAAACCTATCTATAATGAAAGGTCTGTATCATTCGAGCCGGAAGAAATCAGAATTGTAATATTAACAAATGTCATTGTTTATCAGGAATGGCTAAAGCGGAGAGGCGAACAAATTAATTTTAAACTTACCAATACCGACATTAATATTAATATGTTAGTCTATAATATTATACTTTCAGTACGCCTTGAAGAAGTAGTGGAGATGATAGTAAAACTAATAAGTTTAGAAAGAAAAGCAGAGTTAGATAGGTGGATGATAGGTGACTTTAATGCAAAATAACTATGATCTACACCCCTACAGAATACGCTAAGATATTTCGCTTCGGGAATAAGCAGGTTTCTCCGGCGACAATTAAGCGAAGGTGTATCGCAAATATGCTACCCTGTAATCATAAAGCAAAACGTATTACAGGCGGGAAGTATGGCATATGGATTATAGAGGTTCCTGAAAATAATGTTTAACGACAACACACAACTTACAAATCAATCATACATATTTGTTGATTAAGGTCTAATTTTATGACTTTAATCAATTTCTGAATGGCGAAACTTTCAGAGCTTTGGAATCGACTGACAGGAAACAATCAGCTCGATAGTTACTATTTAAAGTGGTTAGCCACAAATGCCATATACCCCGAAGCCTCAGCAGACTTTTATCTTAATGCCTACACTGGTAATAATGATGTATTTACAGTTATCAATAAAATAACAGAGCCAGCATCAACCGTTCCGATATACCAATATAACGACAAAGAAGAGGAAATAGAAGGGAAAATGATAACCTTTCTGAATAATCCAAATCCCTACCAGACACGTAACGAGTTAATTGAGGCTGCATTAACTTACTATCTTATTTTTGGAAATACTTATACAGCCGCCGAAGTTGTGGAAAATTCAGCTTTAGGATTGCCGGTAAGACTTGACGTTCTACCTTCGCAGTTTATGACTATCAATTTGGGAACAATCTTTAATCCTATTGAGGGATATTCATTTTATCCTATGTCAGGGAATAAGATTGACTACCCGAAAGAAAACATATACCACTGGAAAGAATTTAATCCTGATTATAACGCTCAATCGGGGGGCCATTTAAAGGGAATGAGTAGGCTTAGGCCGTTACTGAAATCAATAACAGGATCAGCTGAAGCCTACAATTCACTCGTTAAGGCGTTTCAGAATCAGGGAGCCTGGGGAATACTTACCATGCTAGGAGAGGAAGGAAAGGGAATGGAGCTTCCTAAAGTTCAGGCTTCGGCACTTAAAAACTCTTTTCGAGCAGATTCAAAGGCAGGACGGTTGACGGTCACGGGTAATCAAAGTAAGTGGGAGAAGATCGGCCTTACGATGGTCGAAATGGAAATACTCAAATCTTTAGGTGTTTATAAAGGTAATTTGGCAGATGCTTACAATGTACCGTCTCAGTTGTTTTCAGGGTCACAGGATAGGACATATAACAACTATAAAGAAGCCGAGGCCGCACTTTGGCGCAATGCTATACAACCTTCGTTAAATGCTTATATTGACGGCTTAACGAAGTTTTTAGCACCTAAACTTAAAGAGAAAGGAACTGTTTTAAAAGCTGACTATTCAAATGTAGCCTGCCTGCAGACTAATAAAGCCGAAACCGT